TATTCAGAATGGAATCAAAATGGCAGGCAAACCCGGCATGAAGGGCGGCGGCGGCGCTCGGCCCGGTGCAGGGCGTAAACCGCAGGAAAAAGAGGAGAAGATGACGATTGCCAGCAACGGCAAACAGTCCCCGCTTGAGTTCCTTTTGTCTGTCATGAATGACAACGAGGTTGAGGATCGCTTACGGCTTGACGCTGCCAAGACTGCGGCGCAATACGTCCACCCGAAAGCTGGTGAGGGCGGCAAGAAGGATGAGCGTCAAGAGCTTGCCAAGAAAGCAGGCGCTGGAAAGTTTGGAGCTAGTGCGCCACCTCGTTTAGTGGCTAGCCGTGGCTGAATGGTCAACAAGCTGTCTAGATTGGGCTGACAAGCTAACGCACGGCGGGTCAATCATCCCGCCACCAATCTTCCCTGAACAGGCAGAACAGGCTCTGAGCGTGTTTAAGGCGCTCAAGATAGTAGACGCACCAGGAAGCCCCACATTCGGCGAGTCGTGCGCTCCTTGGGTGTTCGACCTAGTTTCCTCAGTATTTGGCGCATACGACCCGGACAGTGGGCGCAGGCTGATAACTGAATGGTTCGTACTGATTCCGAAGAAGAACTCAAAGTCAACTTTGGCGGCTGGGATCATGATGACCGCCTTGATACTTAATTGGCGGCAGTCGGCAGAGTTTGCCGTGCTTGCACCAACGGTTGAGGTAGCCGGGAATTGCTACGCACCAGCCCGCGACATGTGTTCTGAAAAGGCTGACGAAGAACTGTCTGCATTGATGCATGTTCAGTCACATATCAAGTCGATCACCCATCGTCAAAGCGGCGCGGTGCTTAAAGTTCTGGCTGCTGATAGCAATACGGTGGGCGGGAAGAAGTCGGTTGGCACGCTGATAGACGAATTGCACCTGTTTGGCAAGATGGGCACGGCTGAAAACATGCTGCGCGAGGCAATCGGCGGCTTGGCATCACGGCCTGAAGGCTTTGTGATCTACCTGACAACTCAGTCAGACGAGCCGCCAGCGGGAGTATTCAAGCAAAAGCTCGACTATGCGCGTGGTGTTCGTGATGGCACCATCATTGATCCCGGCTTTGTGCCTGTGATCTTTGAGCATCCGCCCGAAATGGTGGCAGATGGGCGGCATTTACTTTTGGAAAACATGGCAATGGTGAACCCTAATATGGGTTTCTCTGTTGATCAGAACTTTCTCAAGCGCGAGTTCACAAAGGCTGAATTGACAGGCGAAGGTTCATTACGCGGCTTCCTGGCTAAACATGCCAACGTCGAAATCGGGATGAATCTCCGTAGCGACAGATGGCCCGGTGCTGAGTTCTGGCAAGCACAAGCCAAAGCACCCGGCATCACGCTTGACGAACTGATTGAACGCTCCGAAGTAATCGACATCGGCATCGACGGCGGCGGCTTGGATGACTTGATGGGCCTTGCTGTACTGGGCCGCGATAAAGAAACGCGCCAATGGCTGCTATGGACACGTGCATGGGCACACCCAAGCGTCTTGGAGCGTCGTAAGTCTGAGGCTGCACGGTTCCAAGACTTTGCCAAAGACGGAGATTTGATCATGGTGAAAAACATCGGTGATGATGTTTACCAAGTCGCTGAGATTTGCGCACAGTGCGAGGCATCCGGCTTGCTGGACAAGATCGGCGCTGATCCTGCTGGGCTGGGCGGCATCTTGGAAGCACTCACACAGGCTGAAGTACCAGAGGAAAAGGTGCAGGGTATCAGTCAGGGATGGCGCATGAGTGGCGCAATCAAGACAACAGAGCGCAAGCTGGCCGAAGGTGGATTGATCCACGGCGGGCAGGCCATGATGAACTGGTGCGTTGGTAACGCGAAGATTGAGCCGCGCGGTAACGCCATCATCATCACGAAACAAGCGGCAGGCTTTGCAAAGATTGATCCGCTTCTTGCAGCATTTAACGCAGTGACATTGATGTCACTTAACCCCGAATCATCGGGCAATTCTTTTTGGAACACAGATTGAACTTCTTTGACCGCTTGCTAGGCCGCAAAGCCGCACAGCTTACCTATGACCAGGTGGCTAGCCTGATCGACGGTAATGGTGGCGGCATTGTCGCTGGCGTTGCCGTCAACGAAAAGACCGCGCTCCAGGTGAGTACTGTGCTGGCGTGTGTCAAAGCCATTGCAGACGGCTGCGCGACACCGCCCATGCACGTCTACCGCGAGTTGGCAGACGGCACCCGGCAGAAGGCCACCAACATCCCTGAGTACCGCCTACTGTCACGCCGCCCGAACGCTTGGCAAACGAGCTTTGAATGGCGTCGGCAGATGACACTGCACGCAGCCCTTACCGGCACCGGATTGTCTATCAAGGTGCGCGGCGGCAATGGTCGCGTCACTGAGTTGCTGCCTGTAGAGCCTGGTCGCTGGGACGTGCGCAAAGTCAACCGCTACGAACTGCGCTACCGCTGCTATGACGAGTTTGGCCTGATTGGCGACTTCGGCCCCGATGACGTTTTTGTCATTAACGGTTTGCAGTGGGATTGGCACGAATCGCTCAACGCCATCACGCTTGCCAAAGCTGCTATCGGCCTGAGTATCGCCACAGAGCGCAGTCAATCGGCCATGCACGCCAACGGATTGAAAACAAGCGGCACCTACTCGGTAGACGGCACGCTGAACCACGAAGCGCACGAACGCTTGTCGGCATGGCTCAAACGCAAGTCAGGCCCTGATAACGCGGGCACCCCACTCGTGCTAGACCGCAATGCCAAATGGCAAAGCACGGCGATTACTGGGGTCGATGCGCAGCATGTTGAGACACGCCGCCTACAGATTGAAGAGGTTTGCCGGGCGTATGGCGTGTTTCCGATCATGGTTGGGCACAGCGACAAGGCTTCCACGTTTGCAAGCTCGGAAGCCTTCTTTTCGGCTCACGTCAAGCACACGCTGGCACCGTGGCACCGCGCATGGTGTCAGCGCATTGATGAAATGCTGCTGGACGGTGCAGGCCCGCTGTTCGCTGAATTCGACACCCGCTACCTGACACAAGGCAGCATGGTAGACCGTGCGCAATGGATGCGGACTGCCGTTGAGATTGGTGTGTACACACGGAACGAAATTAGGGATTATGAAGGTCTAGACCCAATAGACGGTCTGGATGAAATACTTGTCCCTCTCAACATGACAACGCCCGGAGAATCCGCAGCTAAAGCCAAAGAAGATAGTAAAAAAGGATTGGATGAAGTGATAAAATGACGAAGCCCACACAGCGTATCGAGCGCAGTGCAGGCTTCTAACCATCATTGAAAGTGACTTCAAATGACAGCTATAGGCATTTTACAGCCAGAAAAACCACACGGGTTTTTGTATCGGCTAACTTTCCCAAACGGAAAAGCATACATAGGCATTACGACAAAAAGCGTAGAGAAGCGGTTTATCCAGCATTGCTCTCTCGCCAGAATTGGTAGAGTCTCCTTTGCTGTGCATCTTGCTATATCAAAGTACGATTCTAAAAATGTTGTCGTTGAAACGCTTGCAACAGCGGATGTGGAATTGCTTAAGCGGCTTGAGATAGAAGAAATTGACAAGCAAAACACGCGATACCCTAACGGCTACAACCTTACCGATGGTGGTGATGGCGCAGTTGGCATGGATGCGGAAACAAGACGGAAAATAAGCAACGCCGCCAGCGGGCGTACGGCCACACCCGAGACAAAAGCAAAGTTAAGTGCGGCGCACACGGGCAAAAAATACAGCCCGGAAATGTGCGCACGGATGAGCGTAATCAGTACCGGAAGATGCCACACCGAAGATGCGAAGCTGAAAATTAGTGAAAAAGCCAAAGCCAGATGGGCCGATCCCGACAAAAAAGAAAAATTGAGCGCGTCGTTGAGGGGCAAGCGGTACAGCGAACAAGCAAAAGAGAGCATTAGGGCGTCTAGGATTGCTTACCTATTGAATAACCCTGCGGCCACAGTGAGCGAAGCGACAAAACGAAAGATAAGCGAATCTCATTTGGCTAGAAATTTAACGGTGCCTAAAAGAGTTGCAAGCGAAAAGACAAAAGCGACTCAATCCGAAAAGGCAAAAGCCAAATGGGACGACCCAGAATGGCGAGAAAAAACACTTAAATCAAGGCTTGAGAAAAGACTTCAGAAAGCCTAAAACAAACCCGCTACGGCTCGCCCTGGCGGGTTTTTTGCTTCCCAAAGGAACGACAAATGACGAAACCATC